GTAGCCGTAGCCGTAGCCGTAGCCGTAGCCGTCGCCGTAGCCGTAGCCGGAGCCGTAGCCGGAGCCGTCGCCGTAGCCGTCGCCGGAGCCGGAGCCGTAGCCGGAGCCGTCGCCGTAGCCGTCGCCGGAGCCGTCGCCGTAGCCGTCGCCGTAGCCGGAGCCGTCGCCGGAGCCGGAGCCGTCGCCGGAGCCGTCGCCGTAGCCGTAGCCGTCGCCGTAGCCGGAGCCGGAGCCGGAGCCGTAGCCGGAGCCGGAGCCGTAGCCGTAGCCGGAGCCGTCGCCGTAGCCGTCGCCGCTTACTCCGAGCAATCCGATCGGCGGGGATTCACCGATCACGGATACACCGGCTTCCGCCAACAGATCTTTGACCGCACGATCTTGTTCAGACTGCGGCATCACTCCCTCAGCCCACTGCAGCAGCGAGCACGAAATGTCATCGAGGCGCTGCCCGATCAACACGGACTTCAAACCGTCCTTGCACGCGCCACTGGCGCCGGCCAGCACCAAGTGCTCACGTGTGATTAGGACCATGTCCCGGACTCCCATTGCTTGGTCGCCTCGGGAGAGCATTCGATGATCGAGGTGACGGCCGGGATCGTCATCCTCCGCGCCGCTGGGCTGACTCGAGATCCTGCTTGCGGTCCCGTCACCGCAAGTCCGACGAATCCACGGGTTGTCGAGGACCAATACACGCACACTCGTGCATCGGTCAGGGTGATTTCGTTTTGTTCACGTGCTACAAAACGACCAGCGAACACCCCACGATGCGAGGTGGTTGCGACAACGTAGGTTCCTATTTCAAAATCCATCGATCAAACTCCTTGTGGTTCAGAACGTTTCATCAGGAGCTGCACCGCATCCGGCAGCTCGTCCCGCAGAACAAGCGAATCCGAGGGCGCTGTGACTCCGACGCGGACGCGTGCGCCAATGATCGCCTCGATTGTGACGGTGACTATCCCAGTCCCCTGAGTGATCACGATCGACTCACCGGGTTTTCGTGATAGCACCAGTTTTCCGCGCTTCTTTAACTCTGCCATGGTTCACTCCGTTGTAAAACCAAGAGCCGCGGCGACGGTCCATGCCGCCGCGGCTGCACGTGGTGGCGAGCGATCCCTCGCTCGTGTGATTTGGTGTGCTCGCGAGTATCAGAATCTCCCGTAATCGGGATCCAGCTCATCGGCCAAGTGCCGCAGCCAACACAAAACCTTATGCGGTTTATTGGTGTCGTCGTCGACGACAAGCATGCTGCCGTCTTTGTCGATCGTGTCCTGCACGGCGCGAACGAGTTGCCAGAGTTCTTGGGCGTTCGCAGTCGTATCTGCGTCGGTAGGCATAACTACGGACCTCCGTTGGTAAATGGTGCACCCCTAGTCGTCTAGGAAGTCGAATTGCAGTTGATTGCGAGGTGTCCGACGGGCGCGAATCGGTTCGATTTTGCGCGCCGGCGTTTTTCGAGTAGTTACCGGAGCGATTAAGACGTCGTCGGGATCCTCGGGGTGAGGCGTGACCACCAACCGGAGAGACACTTCGCGTTTGGCGGCCAAGCTTGGCCTTTGCCGGCAATCCGCCACCGCCGCTTCGAGCTGCTGCCGGAAATCGTCCGACAGCCCGGGTGATAACTGATGAAGCGTTGCGAGTTCAAGCGTTGCGGTTTTCATAAAATCCCCCGAATCGCCGCGTCTGCGTCGCCGGCAATGTGCCGCAGGTCGTCGAACAATGAGAATGCCGCCATGGAGCCGCTCCCGCTAAAGTATCGCGGCTCTCCGCCCCGCAGCTCGCGGAGCAGTCGGCGGTAGTCACCGCCTCAGAAGCCGCCGTCAGTTACAACGGCGGGTGAATGTATAACCGATGTTACACGTCGTCAAGCCAACATTACAGAAATTTTTCTCAGGTGATCGACAGATACCTGGAAGTAGTCGGCGATCGCGAACAGGACCTCGGTGCTGGGGAGCGTGCCTCCCTGCTCGATCCGATTGAGCTGAACTCGTGTAATACCGAGGATTTCGGCGAGCTCGGCCTGTGTGAGGTCTTGCCCAATCCGGAGGGACTTTAGATTCTGGGCAATTGTGTCCGCAATCTGATCTCTGGTTTTAGCGTTCATTGCCACGTTTAGCATGCTCCTGATCGTATCATCGAAGTTACTCTCTGGCGAGACTCAATCCTTCTTTGCTGGTCGGAGAAGCATCAGCCACAGCATCGCGTCACCGTCTTTCGAGGACTGAATCCGTATTTCAACGATTCCGAATGTTCGACTGACCGTTGATCCTTGGGACGCGACTGCGGATGTCAGTGCAGATTCGAACCACGCCTGCTCCTCAGTTGAGATGTGCTGGGTAGTGACGGCTTTCCGCACGCGCATGAACACCTCTCCAAGCGCCATTGCGTCTAAGTCGTTCTTGACCAGCGCAGATACCATCACCATCGTCAGAGGCGAATCGTCGCGGGTGTTCGATTGCCGGATGAACAGAGCGACTTTACCGTCGCCAACATCAAAGGCTTTGGCATTCTCGATCGAGGACTCCACCGGGCGAACGGCGTACGCCTTGGATAATTGATCGGTCAGCACACCAAGAGTCACGTGCTGAGGGAATGTCAGAACAGTGCTTTGCAGCAACTGCATCGCGGCGTCTTCACCGATTGACTGAGCATTCTTGTACCACGCAGCAAAGTTGGCTCGCTCCCTGTCAAAGTCGCTTTTTTGCGATACGAGTTGAGATCGCAGGATTGCGATCTCTGCGGTGAGTTTTTGCTCAGCTGCAAGATGTGCTGCCTTTGCTTCGGCGGCTGTACGCTCGGCAACATCATTCGGAGAGTCCAGCGTCATCGTCACAGCCAACATCACCAGTGCACCGATCCCGAATCCGACGGCGCCGGCCAGGGTGATCGTGAGTACGCCGGTATCCTGCGTCCGCCTGGCTGGAGGCCTCGTCCCGCTCACGTTGACGCTGATTGGTTGAGTCATGTGTTGCAAACGTGCTACGGTCAACGTAGTCTGTTTGTGCCGGTCATGTCGGGGCGAGAGGATTTGAACCTCCGACCTCTTGGTCCCGAACCAAGCGCTCTAGCCAGACGGCAGAGTTTCGCGGATCGGAACGACCGCAACGGCTGAGGATCTAAGGACCGGGGAGACCGGGGTACACGGACGCACGCACCGAATAGGGGTGTAATCTTGTGATGGCTGATCCATCACGAGGGCAGACGTGATCCACGACTCATTGCGCGACCAGTTCGCGCGATACCTCCGCGCGCGTGCACTCAGCCCACCGACCGAGTACCGCATGGGTCGATCGATCCGGCTGCTGGGTGAGTGGTTGGGTCGCGATGCGCTATTGGGCGACCTGGCCGACGACAATATCAGCGATTGGCTGCGCGCCATTGAAAGGACGCACGCGCCGAAGTCGGTGAAGGAGTTCCGCGGCGACGTGCTCGCGCTCTGGAGATGGCTGGCCCAACAGGAACTGTGCGGGCCGCCGCTCGAGGTGCGTCGTATCAAGCTGGGAGAACCGTGCCCGATCGCCTGGACGGAAGCCGAGGCCGTCGCAATTATCCACCAGTGTCGCCGCCTGATTGGCAATCTGCCCAACGGCGATCCGCGATCGCTCTACTGCGAGACGCTGTTCCGCTTTGGTTATGACACCGGTCTGCGACGTACTGATGCTTGGACCGTGCGTCGCAATCAGATCCGGCCGGATGGCACGATCGTGCTCCGGCAGCACAAAACCGGGCACACGCATTGGCCGCGTCTGCGGCCGGCAACGCTACTGCTGCTCTCCAGGCTGTGCGGCGATCCGCCACTGGCCTGCCCGTATCGCACGACCAGCCGCTGGTACCAGTTCTGGCAGCGGCACGTGACCGGTCCCGCAGGCGTTCGGCATGGATCCCTACAACAGGTTCGCCGCACCGGTGCCACGCATCTCGCGATCGAGCACCCGGAGGCGGTGCAGCGATACTTGGGGCACCGATCGCCGGAAATGCAGCGGCACTACATCGATTGGTCAATCGCGAGACCCCAGAGTCACCTCCCTCCGGATCTGTTCGGCAGCAACTAGGTGTGAGTAATACGGACGGACTTCGGCGATGGCAAGCAAAGCACAAACGGCCGGCTGATCTGCTGGCCGCGCGACTGATCGTCCTATCAGCGCCGGCGGGAGTGCGCGCGAGCCATCGGCCAGCGACTCCCCCGGCGTTTTTTTGCAATCGCGGCCCCAATGAACTAGGATCGAAGTCCATGAAATTCCACTTGAGCCGGCGGCAGCTGAAAGAGCTGCAAAATGGCAAGACAATCCGCGTCGCGATCCCCTATCCCGACGGGGGAATCCCAGGGTCACACCGACACCACGACGGCAGCGGCGCGATGGGCGAGGCCGCAATCCGGCGATGGGTCGACCAGCATTTGGTGATCGAGTCCCAGTCGGAGTACGACTACGCGGTTGAAATCGCGGACGTGCCGGTCAATCCGCTCCGCCGCGGAGCTGGCCTGGCGGCCGTATTCGGCACGATCGAGTCGTTGGGCAGCGATCGGCTGACACTGCGAGTCGTCTGCGTGGTCGTCGAGATTGCCGCGCGCCGGGCGCCACGCGCGAATTACCCGACGCAATGGCCGGGCTCCGTGACATTGGACGACGGGAGGACTCTGCCGTGACTCGCGGACACTGGACCGCCGGAAAGCGCCGGAACGATTTTGACGGCGCGGCGATTGAGCGACTGCGGCGGCTATTGGGCAAACGCCACACGGGCAACAGTCCCCGGAGGATTCCGCGCAAGCAGCGGGTGTCTCGCAAGGCGGCGGCGCTAGCCTGCGGGGTATCCGATCGGACGATACGGCGGTGGCTATCGGGGGAGGATTGGCCCAGCCGGGTGAGCGCGGCGAAACTGGCCAAATGGATTGAAGCGCGCGGCTAGGAACTGTACGCGATTTCGGAAACGGTGGGCCAGATTGCCATCATTAAGCTCTCCCAGCGGTTCACAGGCGTGCGATGATCACCATGGCATCCGGGTGCGGCGGTGCGCGAATCGCGCGACACGTGGGCACGTATGCGACGACGCGCAATTCTATAGGTTCTCCCGGAGGGGAGGGCCGCGGGGCTTCGCCCGCTCAT